AAATAGATTTTTCAATGGATCTAGATGCCATTGAAATTGCATTCAAACAAGCAATTAAAAATCCGCCGTCAGATGACTACTGTATATACGAGCATTTAAATCTGGCCTTGGTTAACCTATTGGACTCAACCAAATGAATTACGCCAAAATATTACAAGACAGCAGGATTGTAAATGTAAGAAATGTGCCTATTGCCAATAGGTTTGGCAGGTTTTGGAATACCGCAAGATGTGCTGTTCCGGCTGTAACTGACCTAAAAGCCAGATCTGGCAAATTTACAACGCCGTGGAATTTGCCATTGGATCCATTATTCAAGCTGCCAGAACTTCGTATAATATCAGATCAGCTGAGAGATATCATGGACGATCGAGCAATCGAGCTGAATGACATTGCAAAACAAACCAATAGAAGAATCATGATCATGTGGAGCGGAGGTATCGACAGTACTGCTGTGTTGACTGCCTTTATTAAAAATCTTTCACCACAAGATTTAGAAAATATAACAGTTGTACTGAGTGGTGAATGTATTATCGAAAACCCAGTATTTTTTGAAAAGTACATACGCAACAAAATCAAATTTATATCATATTTGAACTACTATCTAGACAAGAACACGTTAGATACCTGTATCAATTTGAACGGTGACCCGGCAGATGCATTGTTTGGTCCCAGCATTTCTATGTATCGTCAGTACATTGATCAAGGCGTACACCTAAAACCTTTTAGATTTAACACTCGAATGATTTCGGAGTCGATCCACAGTTACGGTGAGTTTTTTATTAACAAATTTGGTGCTCAAGGATTTGATACTTGGTATGTAAAAAAAATTACAAAGAACTTGTTGGAAGTAAATCCCGACGGTGTCGAAACTATTGCCGACTGGTGGTGGTGGCATTATATCAACTTCAAATGGGAATTTAGTATTTGGCGATCAATGCTACGACGAAAAACTGGGGCATTTGAAACAGAACAGCTGACTAGAGAGCAAATTGAATTCTTTGTTAGTACCACATTTTACAATACCGAACGTTTTCAACTTTGGAGTTATAGTAATCTAAAAAATCACATTGTGGGCAAGGACCTGAATTCTCATAAGAGGGAAATAAAAAATTATATTTTTGATTTCAATGGCGATCAAGTTTATCGTGATCAAAAGATCAAGATCACATCAATCCCGATATATGATCATAGCTTTTACTATGATGTTCGTAAACCATTCTTGATCGGCAATGACTGGGTTGGGTACCACGATAATGATCATCCGGAGCTGGTGGAAATTTGTCGTCAACATTTAGAAGATTTTAGAGGTTGATTTTTTAAACAACCTATTGTACAATACAGTTTTAGGAGTTACAAATGAGCGATTACAATCGTAGTTTCAATGGCGATGCCAAAATCAAATTAACACAGTTGGTAAACGAAGGTATGCGTGTCATGCAAGAAGTCGAAGACCTCAATACCGGACTTAGCGAGACCATCAAGGCCATTGGTGAAGAACTGGAAATCAAACCAGCCACACTAAAAAAGGCCATCCGTATTGCACACAAAGCACGACTAGGTGAAACCAATCGTGATCACGACGAGCTGAATACCATCTTGGAAACTGTGGGCAAGACTCTTTGATCAACATATTGATTGATATCTTCAAGTGGATTAGAGATGATTATAGGACCAATCCAATACGTTTTACTATTGAGTTGCTCGCTTGGGCTATTAGTATTGGTTGCTCAATCACAATGGCAGTCACCGTCCCTAATCCTCCTCTTATTGTACTATATCCTATCTGGATTAGTGGCTGTGCTATGTATGCATGGGCTAGCTGGACTAGGAAGAGCTTTGGCATGCTGGCTAACTATATCTTGCTCGTGAGCATCGATACGGTTGGATTATTTAGAATGTTAGTTGTATAATAGTAAATATATTGTAGTCTCGCCGGACTTGAAACGGCATGTAGAGTCAGTATAGGCTTTAAACTATACAAGGAGAATTATGAGTTATGTCGACGCCTTATATGATAGGCAAAAAGATCGTATCCACGTTGTAGAACGTGTAAATGGTGAGCGAGTATATCGCGACTATCCAGCAGACTACATTTTTTATTACGATGATCCGCGTGGCAAGTTTCGAACCATATACGACACCCCAGTAAGTCGTTTCAGTACACGCAACAACAAAGAGTTTCAAAAAGAACTTCGCATAAACAGCAACAAACGTTTATGGGAAAGTGATATCAATCCCATATTCCGTTGTCTAGAAAGCAATTACCTAGGCGCGAATTCCCCAAAATTACAAACAGCATTTTTTGACATCGAGGTCGACTTCCATCCCGAGAAGGGATATAGTAAACCCGAAGATCCATTTAATGCCATCACTGCTTTCTCAGTTTACATGGACTGGTTGGACAAACTTGTCACACTGGTGGTGCCACCCAAGACCTATTCGTGGGAAACTGCTGAAGAAATCTGCCAGCAATACGAGAACTGTTTCTTGTTTGAACGTGAAGAGGACATGATTAACACATTCCTTGATCTAATCGAAGATGCAGATATCTTGACCGGGTGGAATTCGGAAGGCTTTGATATTCCCTATACCATCATGCGTACCATGAAGGTGCTGAGCCGAGACGATACTCGTAGAATGTGCCTGTGGGGACAGCCACCCAAGCAACGTGAGTTTGAACGTTTTGGTGCCAAGAACATCACATTTGACCTGATAGGTCGTGTGCATATGGACTATATGCAGTTATACCGCAAGTACACCTATGAAGAACGTCACAGTTACAGTTTAGATGCCATTGGCGAATACGAACTCGATGAGCGCAAGATTGCGTACGAAGGCACCCTGGACCAATTGTACAACAAAGACTTTCCCAAGTTTATTGACTATAACCGACAAGATACCATGTTGATTGCCAAGTTGGACAAGAAGTTACGATTCTTGGACCTGGCAAACGAATTGGCTCATGATAATACTGTGCTGTTGGCCACCACAATGGGTGCGGTTGCTGTCACTGAACAGGCCATTATCAATGAAGCACATCAACGTGGTATGATTGTACCCAACAGGAGAGGACGTGATGATCAAGAAAACACCCAGGCAGCAGGTGCCTATGTTGCTTACCCCAAAAAAGGCATGCACGAATACATCGGAGCCATTGACATCAACTCGCTCTACCCCTCGGCTATTAGAGCCCTTAACATGGGGCCAGAAACCATTGTTGGACAACTTCGACCTATTGCCACCGATCAATACATTGCAGACAAAATAGCCGGTGGGGCAAGTTTTGCAGATGCTTGGGAAAACATGTTTGGCAGTTTAGAGTATCAGGCCGTGATGGAAGGTCAGCCCGGCACCGAAATCACAATTGATTGGGAAGATGGTACCAGTACTGTACATACCGCGGCAGCGGCCTGGAGTTTGATTTTTGAAGGTAACCAACCCCGGACACTCAGCGCCAATGGCACAATATTTAGATATGACATGAAAGGCATTATTCCTGGATTGCTAGAAAGGTGGTATGCAGAAAGACAAGAAATGCAAGCTAAAAAGAAGGCCTCAGAAACTGCTGAAGAAACAGCGTTCTGGGACAAACGTCAACTTGTTAAAAAGATTAACCTCAATTCCCTATACGGGGCTATCCTCAACCCAGGGTGCCGTTTCTTTGATCAACGCATTGGGCAGAGTACAACGCTCACTGGGCGTATCATCGCCAAACATATGGACGCCTTCGTCAACGAGGCAATTACAGGCAGTTATGACCACGTTGGTGAAGCAATTATCTACGGTGACACGGACTCCGTATACTTTAGTGCGTGGCCCGCGGTCAAAGCGGAAGTAGACGCTGGCACCATGGAATGGAACAAAGATATTTGTCTCCAGGTGTACAACAACATTGCCGATCAAGTTAACGAGTCGTTTCCCTCGTTCATGGAACGTGCTTGCCACTGTCCGCGAGAGATGGGTGCCATCATCAAGGGCGGTCGTGAACTGGTGGCTGAGAAAGGCCTGTTTATCAAGAAGAAGCGTTATGCTGTGCTGATTTACGATTTGGAAAACAATCGTCTTGATGTCAATGGCAAGCCTGGCAAGGTCAAGGCCATGGGCTTAGACTTGAAGCGATCAGATACTCCCAAGTTTGTACAAGACTTCTTGAGTGAAATTTTATTAGATGTGTTGACTGGTGCCGAAAGAGAAGCCATCATTGACAAGGTACGTGAGTTCAAGTATCGTTTCCAAGAATTGCCGGCCTGGGAAAAGGGCACACCCAAACGTGTCAACAATTTGACCAAGTATAGTGCCGAAGAAGCCCGCTTGGGTCGAGCCAACATGCCAGGCCATGTGCGAGCCGCAATGAACTGGAACAACCTAAAGAAAATATACAGTGACAATTACTCAACTGCCATTGTTGATGGCATGAAGACCATTGTGTGCAAATTACGCGACAACCCCCTGGGATATACCAGTGTAGGCTACCCCACTGATGTTGCACACATACCACAGTGGTTCAAAGACTTGCCGTTTGATCAAGACCTAATGGAAACCACCATTGTGGATCAAAAGGTAGAAAACTTATTGGGTGTGTTGGATTGGGGTATTTCTGACTCCACTGACATTAGATCAACGTTTGACAGTTTGTTTACATTCGAGTGATCATTATGAAATTAAGTGAATTAGTTGAACTTCGAGAACGCCTTAAACAGGCATTTTATCTAACTCCGGTACACGACAGTATCGACAACTTGCGATTGAATTTGGGTCTGGTAAATCAAACTGTTGGTGCAGATTATACTGGAGAAATCGATAAAGTGATTCAGTCGTATAGAGACCTACGTGTGGCAGTCACAGCACCCAGCGAAGATGTCCAAAACATCATTGATACCATCAACAGAGAAATCAACACCAAGGCCAGTCCATTCTTCTTAGATAATTATGAACAAGAACTTGTATACGAAGTGCCGGAAAATATCCGTCGTGTGCGAGTCATGTATATTCCCACCTCAGTACAAACAGAAATTGAAGCACGTATTGGTTTACGCACAAATTGGAAATATCCTGCGCTGGAAATCGGATGTCGAGATGGCGAGTGGACTCGATTCCTTGTTGCCAGCGATCCCCTGTACCTGACCGATGTACACCAAGAATTTTTGGACAGTGCCATCAAAGATTATCCAGCCGAATACCAACGTAGAACACGACCATATCTGATCATGAATGGTGACTACAGCATACTGCCACAGCAACAGTTTGGGTTTGTTTTTTCTTGGAACTACTTCAACTATTTGACTGTGGATTCAATCAAGTCGGCATTAAAGCAGGTGTATAACCTGTTGC